AGCAAATGAATAGTAAGCTAACAAATGGCGAAGTTAATTTGGAATTGATAAACGACTTTAGACCTGTTAAACCTAACACAACGTTTAAAGCAAAGAAGCCAACAAGCGTTGTAGATGTTGAAGTATTATTTCCTAACTATGTTAAGAGTGCAAGCATAACAACAACAACGGGAGGAGTAACTATTTCGCCAAGTTTAATTACAAGTGAACAACGTATTGCAGTAACCGTTCCAACTGATACAAATGTTTACTATGGTCGAATCACTGAAGATGGTAACATAAGAGTTTCTGAAACGTTTTCAAATAGAATCACAGAGGGTGGCGACAACAAGGTAATCGAGTTAGAAATAGAATACACTTTTGAAGATGGAACAATTGATAAATATTACAGTTATATAATACAAGAACAATGATAGCACAACTTATTCAACTATTACAAATATCAGATTTTTACGGTCAAAGTGAATTTATTGATATTGCGAAAGGAAAGTTTAAAATTGAAACTACTATTAAGGGAACTTATAAGCAAGGAGTTAGAAAAATTAAAGCAATAAGAAATGGCTATTAAAAAGGAAATTGAGTTAGAAGTAAAAGTTGATAGCGTAGGCACACTTAAACAACAACTAAAGGAAGCTCAAAGAGAGGTTGAAACATTAGCAGCCAAATTCGGGGCAACGTCTGAAGCAGCGACAAATGCAGCAAAAAGAGCAGCAGCTTTAAAAGATGAAATAGGTGATGCTAAAGCCTTAACGGATGCCTTTAATCCTGATGCTAAATTCAACGCTTTCGGTAGTGCATTACAAGGTGTTGCAGGTGGTTTTAGTGCAGTGCAAGGTGCTATGGGACTTGTAGGTGTTGAATCGTCAGCAGTCGAAGCTACATTGTTAAAGGTTCAAAGTGCAATGGCTTTAAGTCAAGGAATCAATAGTGTAATGGCTGCAAAAGATTCTTTTACTAACCTTGCTGCAGTAATTGGTAAAACTGCATTAGGTCAAAAGTTGTTAACTGCTGCACAAGTAGCTGGAGCAGTTACGATGCGAGTTCTTAACGCTGTTATGGCTGCGAATCCTATCTTCTTAATTATTGCTGCAATTACTGCATTGGTGGGGGCATTCGCTTATTTCACAAGTTCAACAGAAACTGCAACGGCTGCAAATGATAAGTTAAACGCTTCATTAAAGAATCAAGAAGATTTATTAAATATTAATAACGAAAATCTAAAGAAGTCAGGCGAGAGAAGATTAAAACTATTACAAGCACAAGGAGCAGGAGAGCAGGAAATTCACGACCAAACTATTAAGAACTTAAAGAATGAAGAAAAAGCGAGGTTAAGCAATTTGGATTTTGTTAAGACTAAGATTAGTGAGAAACGCCAAATATTAGCGAGAGCATACGAAGAAGAAGATGAGGAATTAATTAAATCAACAGTTGAAGAAATTAACCAAGCAAGGGCGAAGTATTACGAATTAATAAGGTTAAAAAGAGATAACACAAACAACTTACTAGTTGAAGAAGAAAGCTACGCTAAAAAATTACGTGATAAGAAAGCAGCAGAGGACAAAAAAGAATTAGAAGATGCAAAAGCTGCACAAGCTGAAGCAAATAAAAGAGCTGAAGAGCGGAAAAGGAAAAAAGCTGAAGCCGCAAAGATACAAGCAGAACAAGACAAAATAGAGCAAGAAAGACGTGCTATGATGGCACAAGGCGAAATAGATGCAGATGCTGCAGCATACGCTTATTTTGCAGAACAAGACAAAAAGAAAGCTGATGAGAAAGAAGCAGCAAGGCTTAAAGAGTTAGAAGATGAACAATTATTAGCTAATTTAAAAGAAGAAATAAGGCTAAAAGAAGTAAGGGACGAAGAAGACAAAGAAGCTAAATTAAAACAATTAAGAGCAAACCAATTACAAGGAACATTAGACACGTTAAACGCATTAGCAAACCTTAGTGAATTATTTGCCGGTAAATCAAAAGCACAACAAGAAAGAGCATTTAAAATACAAAAGGCAGTTAACATCGCTACTGCAGTTATAGACACTTATAAGGCTGCAAATGCTGCTTTGGCTTCTGCTCCTCCTCCGTTTAGTTTTATCGCAATGGGTGCTGCAATTACTGCTGGTTTAGTTAACGTAAAAAAGATAGCTTCTCAAAAGTTTGAGGGGGGTGCTGCTTCAAGTGGTGGTGGAGGCTTTAGTGGTGGAGGCTCAAGTCCTAGTGGGATGAATGGCTCAACTGTAATAACTCCAAACTTTAACATAGTAGGTAATAACGGTCAAAACCAATTAGGGCAATTAGGTTCGCCAATTCAAGCCTACGTTGTAAGTAGCGACATGACAAGTCAACAACAATTAGATAGAAACAGATTAAGAAATGCAACGTTCTAAAATTATGAAAAAGATACAAGACATTGAAATGATAATAAGCGATGAAAGCGTTGACGGTGTCTTCGCAATTTCGCTAGTAGATAAGCCAGCAATTCAAGAGGACTTTATTTATTTATCTTCACATGAGATTGAATTAAAGGTAGTAAACGAAGAAAAAAGAGAGGTTGTTGGTATTGCTTTAGTACCTGATAAAAAGATTTATAGAAACATAGATGGAGAGGAGTTTAACATCTATTTCACTTCACAAACTATTGAAAAGACTAATGAACTTTTCATGAAGAATCTTAACCTAAATAAAATTACTTCACAACATGAGAGGGACGTTGAGGGTGTTAGTGTAATTGAAAGTTGGATTGTTGAAGATTCTAAACAAGACAAATCAAACATCTATAAACTTAATGCACCCGTTGGAAGTTGGATTGTTAAAATGAAAGTTTACAACGATAGCGAATGGGTACGTGTTAAGAATGGAGAGTACAAAGGTTTCTCAATTGAGGGTAAATATAAAGAAGCTGATATTAAAGCGAGTGAACAAGTTTCTGAAACAGATGAATTAATCAAAGAAATAGAAAACTTAATTAATGAGTGAAATACCATATTTCGTAAGGTATAAAGACGTAACCACTTTAGACGGTACGGAAAGCATTTATTTAGATGCTTCGGATTCTGATGTCCCAAAGAAAATATTGTACAGTAATTTCGCTTCGGGTATTAGTGCGATTTCAAGTGGAAATATAGTTTTCGTTTCAAGTAAATCAGACTTACCAACTGCAGTAAGTGGGGTTATTACTTTAGCTGATGCGATAAGTTATTTCTTCACTACTATTGTTGATTTAACGGGAGACAGGTTAGTTTGTGGATTAAATACGGTTATATTAGGAGCAAGTTCGGAAAACTGTTATATTAAATCTACGGGTTTAAGTTCATCAACTGCTTTAGTTACTTCGGTTTATTCTTTGCCTATTCGTAACATATCATTCACACACGGAACAGTATTTAATTTAGATGGCGATGGGGTTACTACTGCCTTAGATTGGTTCGGAATTAACTTTGTGAATTGTGCAACTATTGGAACGATTAAAGACTATTCCAATTTTGTAATGGGGGATAGTGCCTTTCTTAATTCAAGTGGAATGACATTCAACGGAAGTATTGGAACAATTGCCTTTGGAAACTGTTTATTTGATTGTTCAACGGGTGGAACTGCTATTACATTAGCAAGTACATTGACAGTTAGTAGACGTTTTAGAATTATATACTCTTCATTTGTTACATTGTCAGGGGAAACATCTATAAACGTTTCAACTTCTGCAACGATTAGTGATGAAAGATATATTTTAGATACTGTAAATTTTTCGGGTGGCGGTACTTATATCAGTGGAGTTACTCAAACATCTAATAAAACTTTATTTACCAATTGTGTAGGGATAGCGAATACAACTACAAGAGGTTTTTATTACATGGTTAATAACACAACAGACACACCAATAGGGGTAATAAACGTTAACACATGGGTAAAGGCATTAGGCACAACAACTGCAGACTCAAACAATTCTAAATTTACACATACAAATAATAAATTAACTTATACGGGGGCTTTTAACACTTCGTTTTTAGTTACTGTAAATACTGCAGTTAGAGCAGGAGCAAGTAATCAAAACATTAGTATAGGCATAGCCAAAAACGGTACAATATTACCAAATTCAGAAATGACAATTAGAACGTCAACGTCTAATCAAGAACATCCTGGAAGTACTCAATATCAAATTGATTTAGTTACTAATGATTACGTTGAATTATTCGTTAAAAATAATCAGTCAACAGATGTTAGGGTATCAGATTTGAATTTTTCAGTAGTTAAAATTTTAGTTTAATATATAAATATAATGGGAAGAAAAAAGAAAACAGAAAGCCTTACAAGTCCACAAGGTGGCAATAGAGGTTGCATTTGTGAGGATGGCACATATTCAAAAGAATGTTGCGACGGAACTTTACAAGCTCAAGGAGTTGGAGCTTTACAACAACATACTATCTCAAACGTTACAAACACGAATGTAGAACGTACAATAACCGTAGCTAGAGGTTAAGTATATATAACAGAGTAATTAACTAAACGTTTAAAGAATAATGAAAGATAAATTAAAAAGCGTTAGAGAGTTTTTAGAGCAAAAATTCAACGTAAAATTAAAGTTAGAACAAATGGAAGTAAAATTAGCACAAATGAAACTTGCTGATGGTGTTACTGTTTTGGAATTCGATGCCTTAGAAGTTGGAAAAGAAATTTTCATTGTTTCAGAAAATGGAAATGTTCCAATGCCTATTGGAGAGTATGAATTAGAAGACGGTCAAATGTTGGAAGTTTACGAAGACGGTATCATTGGAGAGATTAAAATGCCTGAAGCAAAAGAAGAAGAAGCACCAATGGAGCAGCCAACGGAAGAAGTACCCGTTGAAGCGTCAGTTGAAGCACCACAAACTGCAAAAAAAACAGTTGAAACAGTATCTAAAGAGACGTATTTCTCAGACATGGAAGAATTAAAGAGAGAAATTACTGAACTTAAAGAACAGTTGAAACTAAAAGAGGAGGTTAAAGAAGTAGTATTGGAAGAAACTCCAAAACCTATAACTTTCAATCCTGAAAACGTTCATAAAATGGAGCAAATTAAATTAACTGCTCAAAGAAACCTATCTACTAGAGATAGAATTTTAAACACTATTTACAACAACAAATAAAATAAATAACAAATGGCAACTACTGCAACGATTACAAGTACATATGCTGGTCAAGATTCAGCGAAGTACGTTAAAGCTGCTTTATTAAGTGGAAACACTTTATCTAGTGGAAAAATTACAATTTTACCAAACGTTAAATACAAAACTGTATTACACAGATTATTGACAGACGGTTTAATTAAAGACGCTTCATGTGACTTTACTGCTACTTCAACAGTAACTTTAAATGAAAAAGTATTAACACCAAAAGAGTTACAAGTTAATTTACAATTATGTAAAAAAGATTTTCATTCAACATGGGAAGCTGAATCAATGGGAATGTCTGCACACGATGTTTTACCTAAAAACTTTTCAGATTTTTTAATTGCTTACGTTATTGAGAAAGTTGCTGCACAAGTAGAAACTGCAATTTGGACAGGTGCTACAGGTACTTCAGGTTCTATTGACGGATTCATGACGCAATTAACAGTTGACGCTGCTTTACCAACTGCGAATGAGGTTGCTGGTACTCCTGTAACTGCTTCAAACGTTATTACAGAGTTAGGGAAAATCGTTGATGCAATTCCGGCTACACTTTACGGACGTGAAGATTTATACTTGTATATTTCTCAAAACATTGCTAGAGCATACGTAAGAGCATTAGGTGGATTCGGAGCTTCTGGATTAGGTGCTAACGGTTCAAACGCACAAGGCACACAATGGTATCAAAACCTTTCTGATTTAACTTTTGACGGTGTAAAAATCTTTGTTGCAAATGGTTTAGCTTCTAACACTGCGATGGCTACAACTTCTGACAACTTGTTTTTTGCGACTGGTTTACAAAATGACGCTAATTTAGTGAAGGTCATTGATTTAGCTGATTTGGACGGCTCAGAAAATGTAAGAATGGTTATGAGAATGACTGCTGCAGTTGGTTACCATACAGTTGGAGATATCGTAACATACGGAATTACTAACGCTGCTAACTAGTATTAGCAAAAATTAATTAAAGGGTGGTGCAAAAAACGCCACCCTTTTTTGTTTAATTATTTTGTATATTTGATTTATGAAAGCAACAATTTATAGTATAACAAATCCGATAGGAGAAGTATACATAGGGAGTACTAAAAGTAAATTAGGACAAAGATTAAATGAACAT